CGGGTTAAGCTTCTTAAGCTCACTGACGATACAGCTAAGTGCCTGCTGCACCACATCGGACGCATATATGTCCTGCCCGAACTGTGTATAGAGCGGTAGCCACCCATCAAGATTTGGCGCGTACTTGCTATTCTTTGGTTGTCTCCGGAAAAATGAACTAAACCAACTCAAGCCTCTATCCTCCGATCATTGACAGATACTCTGTCTTATTCCTTCTGTAAGTCTCTTGAAGTATGGCCAAGCACACAGCACCGTCTATCTTCTTACCCGGTTCCTGCTTAACGATCAGAGCCATACCCCTGTCATCTATCTTAATGCCTGAGTTACCCAGACACCATCTATCCATATCATTGTTGTTATACATCAGAATCTGATGCTTAAAGTCCGCCTCACAGAGCTTGATAGCACTGTTAAGCGTCTGCGCATTCTGTAGGATCATTATAAGATCACTATCATCTCCACCGGTCTTAGACCAGCCGTAGTACTCCATACGCTTGATCCAATCTTTAGCGAACCTCTGGTCATAGCCGCATCGCCATAGACGGATGTTATATTCTGTGTATAATGAGTAGAACCAGTCCGCTACTTCTGCGAGGTCTACCTCGTTCCCCTCGCACACGGTAAGGAGTCCGTCCTGCGCCCAGTCCTTATACTTAGCTCCCGAGCTCTTATCTTCCTCAAGCTTGCTCTCAGGAATGAAGTAATGGCTCAGGATATACTTATGATCATCGTCAGACCTCATCATTAGGATCTTAGCGGATGCGAGGTCTGTGGTCTCTGCGAGGTCTACGGCTCCTAAGCACTTAGCGCCCCTGAAGCTTGCTATATCGTAGGCGCTATCGTAGGTGTAGTCCTCTAAGTTAAGCCACGCCTCAGAGGCGTTCTGCTTAATGTTGAAGTCCTTGCTGAGGACGAAGATCCTATCAGCCTTCGATTCCCTCGCAAGCGCTACCTGTTCCTCAAGGTAGTCCCACTTCTTAACCACCCCGAGTGTGGGGTTGCTTTTCATCCAAAGCCTATTCTCACGATTCCCGTTCCATACCTCCTGCTCAGAGTCCTGAGTGTACAGCCAAGGAAGCCATCTCTCAGAGGCTTCATCGTTCTTCTCGCCGTAGATGATCGCTCTGGCGTATTTAAGCTCGCTGTCAAGGAAGCCGTCAAGCACGAAGCCCTCCGTTGTTATCTCGATGAGCTTAGGACTGTCCTTAAGTGACTGGGACTGCTCTATGCTCTTAGCGATCACGTTGTCCTTCATCTCGTGAGTCTCGTCGAGGACGGCAAAGTCGATGTTCCTACCTTCCTTGTTCCTCGTTCGATCTGACAGCTTGAATATCTTACTGCCGTTCGACATGTTCGAGATGTATCTCTGGTTCCTTCTAGTGTCCTGCTGCCTTGGATCAATGAGCATCCGCATCGTGTCTATGGCATCATAGACGATAGACGCCTGCGCATCATCGTTAGAGCTTGCCACGATATCGGATCCGGGCTTACCTACGATGAACTCGCTTAGCGCAAGGCCTGACGAGGTCTCGCTCTTCGTGTTCTTTCTCGAAATTAGAAGTAGGGCCTTCTTGAATCTGTCAAAGCCTGTATCCGGCATCTTGAAGCTGAACAGAGCTTCAATGAAAGCCTGCTGCCACAGCATCAACACCATAGGCTTATTGTAGAAAGGCGACTTGGTCAGTCTGACACAGTTGCTGAGGAAGTCCATGCGGAGCAGTGCATCACTGCGATCGAATATATACCTGTCAGACCTTATATCCTCTATCAGTCGGTCAAGCTCCATCTTAAGCTCTTGACCTATGATGATCTCGCCTATCTTAGCTCGCTCCCGGTATTCAACCAGGAAGCTATCGTCAGCTGATATGTTCATTCATCCACTTCCTTAGAGGGCTTTCCTCGTCAGCCTCGTCCGTTCCTGTAGCTCTCATAAGCACTCGGACAACATTGACATACTGCATCAGGTACTCCCTATACGCCTTATGAGCTGGCGTGAGCTTCTGCCTCGTCGGGTCCGACGGATGCACCTTAATGAAGGGTAGCCCCTTAACTTCTGCCAAGCGTTCCTCAAGCTCTATCATCTGTTCGATGAGAGGCTTAAGCGCTATGTTATCGCCGATGAGCTTATTGAGCTCGTCTATCCTACTCATGGCGTCAAGTACCAGATCAGGTACTTCGTGAGGTCATATGTCCAGTCTATGCTGGCTGCGTTATGGATCCAGAACTGTATAGCACCGTCCGTAGTGGTCACCCAGATGCCTCCGTTCTCCGTATCTACCGTGGTGATATTGTGTCGAGTAGTGTCAGTCACTGCGTAGGCCACATCGAGGATGCACGTACCGTTCTTGGTGACTGTAGGATCCTGAATCGCTACGGACTGTGTAAGTCCTGCCCCGATCGTTATGGTCGTAGCGCCGGCTGCTACACATTTAATCTTAGCTGTGCTGAGCTTGGTGTCCATCTCAAGTCCTAGGTTCTGTATAGCGTTACCCTGAGTAGCCACATTCTGTTGAAGAGTTACTATATCTTGTCCCGCACTTCCTAGTGAGCTGTTGATGGACTGTATCGTCTGATCCATGGTGTCCTTATCGTACACCTGTACCTTATTCTTTCCATCATCAAATCCATATACCGCCATTTTACAATCCCTCCTTAACTGTCATTGCCCCAGTTGGCAATATCCTGCACATCGAACAAGTATAAATTATAACGATAAACGAAATAATAATCTGCATATCCCAAAATCTCAGGGTCTTTTACTTGAATGAAGTCACCATCACGAAAAGCTCCTCCACTATAGCCTAAGATTTCTTTGAACTCTTTATCATAATTCAAACCCGAATTTCTTCTGCTTTGATCTGTGATCGGAGCAGGATAAACAAGCACATCTGAATGACTTTCAACGCCTCCAAGATAACTATAATCATCTGCAAGGACATAATGCTGGAACCCCGAATATCCAAGATATTTAATATTGCCATCAGGATAATATATCGCTGATGTTTCAGTCCAAAAAATACCTTCGCCAATCAAATCACCACAGCAAAAAGCTGAATAATCGCTAAATGAATTAGCAAAGTTACACATCGAAACCTCATCATTTATCAGCAACATATATTCGCCGAAAATTGAGAATGTATATTGTGAGCCTGTCTGCACATTTTGAGCATTTAAGCTCTTAGTCACATAGGGTGAAGTAGTTACTGTGCTTGTGCTATCAGCAGGGATAGATGATGTAATACCGATATACAATCCCACAGTGCTGTTGTTCACTTGGTTTTGCGTTCTTACTGTCAAATATACAGTATTGTTCTCGCCCCCTCTGTTGATGTAGCTTTGATAGTAATAACCACTCGTTCCAGTGTGACTGTTATTATTATCGACTCTTGTCATGCCCATTTTCGTGTGAAAAATAGTATCAACAAAAGCCATAAGTTGTCTATAGGCGTTCAACCTTGCATTTGCTAAGTCTGAACCAGTGCCGAACACTTCAAAGCCTTTAGCTTCAAATTGCGCTATTGATACAGCCATTTAGTTCCCTCCCCCGGCTTTGTAGAGCATACTGGACCATACTCTAATATATTCAATATCGTCCACAGTTACTTTACATATATTTCCGCTCATGCCACTCGGACTCGGTAAATCTGCGGATAAAATATCAATGCCAAAATAATAATCACCATCACGAAAAGCATCTATCGCTCCATTTCGCCTTAATGTGTCAGGTGAAAAAGTACCAAGACCTGCGGGATAAAATAAGGCAGTTCCTGAGCTATCATAAGCTGGCATTGAAGGATGCTGACTTACAGATTTTGTTCTGCCATCACGCAAGGTCACAAGACCGCTCTCAGCATTATAAAATGCCCTTGAATGCGTATCAGCATCACCTTCAACTTTGATGTTCTTAACGATACAAAAGCTATTGATAACACTATTCACATTTACAGCATCCTCAAGACTTCCTATCACGCTCCATAGTGTCACTCTATCATTATTGAGCACCCACAGATTTATCGAATAGTCCATCCAATATTCGCCTTGCCAACCATGACTTACAGATGGGAACACAAGGTCTTGATACTGCCCATTAGTATTCAGTATATCAGTGTTGCCATCTTGTCCGATTGAAGCCGTATATCCAATACGAATTAAAGTACTCCCCGACGAGGTGGTTCCTGCATTACGAATCGTCAAATACTGAAAAGGGGCATCCTGGCTATCGGATGGTAAAGCAAAGGACTCATAGATGTATCTATAGCTGAAAGAACTCTGTCCGTAGCCTTCCCATCCGCTATGACTTTCGTTCTCATCTACCCTCACAAGCCCCATTGTGCTTACGAATAGATTTCTGAGCTCTTGAAATATTAGCTTTGTAACATCAACCAAGGCTTGACTTTGATGTGAGGTATCATATCTCGCAGTTTCATAAGATGCGTGTGCAGGAAATACGACATAATAATCAGATTGTGGCACCTCATATTCAAGCAATTTACCTTGATAAAAATTGCATTTTTTCGGTAAATGCTTAAAATCTGCAAGTGCGCTATACAGAATTATCGTACCGCCACCGCTTGGAATAGCGCGCACATTTTCTGCCATCGTGTCGAATGTCGCATCGGGTTCTGTGGGTACACCCTTGTCAGTGATAGCCGATGCTATCTTCCTTTTTCCCTCACTGACAGATCGAAAACACGAGTCAAGCCCTTCCCGGAGTCCATCGGTAACGTGTGTGATGACCTTATTCTGCACCGGGTTCTCACTCGTTTGGCTCATCTCGTCATCAACTTCTATATTCTGTGCGCTTATCACGCCTTCTTCTGTTACATCGATTCCTTCACCGATGATCACTCCACCGAGTCTTGACCTCGTGGCCACCGGAAGATCATACACCGGAGTAGGTGCTTCGTAGAATCGTTCCTGATAGACATACTCGCCTACCTGTTCTACTGTTAAGCTACCTTCTGAGGTTGGTGGAGCGAGCAGGACGATGGTCTGCCCGCCCACGCTGATGTTTAAGTCCTCAGGAAGGATATCAATGAGTCCCGATATGTATGTTAAGGTCTGCCCTGAAGATAAGCTGACCTCTATCGGCGTATCGGTGAGGAAGCCTATGAAGATGGTCTGCGTACCATCATCAATCGCGCTCATACCCGAGAGCTTGTATGCATTTTTGGAATCAAATATAAGCACATTTCTCATTTTCTCACCGTTTTTCAAATTTTGGTTTTGGAATCTGTCATTTTTTCGCTTCTGCGAAAATAAGG